CCCAATCGTGGTCTGGTGAATATGAAATTGCACCATTAGAAGCTACTCCTGTGGCAGTTCCTTGTTTATCAGCTACACCTGAACCATAGGAATCAAACCCATGAGAGTTAGGTCCTGAGTCATAATTTCCTAACGCATCAGGTTCTACATCAGCAGAGATGTTTTCTACATCTACATTTGCTACATCTACACTTGGATCAGAAACATTAGGACTAGTACTACTTGCAATATTATCTTTTTCATCTAACGATTTCGCATATTCTCTAACTGCATTTAGTCCTTGTTTAGCTTTATCATTTACAGAGGCTGCACTAACACTAGGAGTAAATCCATACTTATCTGTATCAATAGATGCTAATCCCATACTTCTATTTCCATAAGGATCAGTTACAGTACTTAGTTGCGTTGTTGCCGCAATAGCACTTTGTCTACCTTTAGTAGACCCTCTAATAGATGCTATCTGTCCTTTAGTTTGTTGTTCAATTAAACTCTGCACTTGAGGGGAAGTCTGAACAAAACTAGCTCTACCTGATTTTACAGCATCATCAACATTTGCTATAGATATAGTACCATTAGTATTATAAGATATTCCATACTCTATTCCATTTATAGTAGTTCTAGCTCCACCTAAACCTGCATCCATCTCAGGATCACTATCGTTACCGTCACTAGTTAATTGAGTAGTATCTACCCTAGGAGAAACGGTTACAGGGTCTTGTGTTGTTGGATCATCTGCCGATACATCATCTGGGTCTACATACATATAACCTTCAGGTATTGGATAAATAGGTTGACCACCCTTAAATGGAATATTTAAAATCATACCAGATTCACTTCTATATTTACGCATTTCATCATATTGTCCATACTTATCGCCTACTAAGTTTTCAAATGTAGAAATACTTTGTGTACTAGGTGTTATTGTATTAAAGTAAGATGGATTGTAGCCACCTACAGGTGTAGGATTATATGCAGGTATAGTAGGTACATTATACATTTGTGGTGAAACATTTTGATTATACTGCTGTGTAGGTAGTAATTGACCAGCAAATTGTGAAGGGTTATATACCACATTAGGTGCTGAATTTACAAATGTACCATTCGCTGCATTTACAACTCCACCCTGAGCCATTTCCATTGGTTCATCTTCTAAATCTAAGTCAGATAGATCAAAGGGTGTGTCATCAGATATAATAGCTTCATCGCTGTTGCCCATTTGACCCATGTCTTCCATTCTTTGTAAACCTGCTTTTGCTTTTTGTCTAAGCTTCATTAAAAGGTCTAAACCTAAATACCTCACTACGTCAGCAGGAAATACAAACTCTCCTTCACTTAACTGTGCCGGTATATCATCTCTCACTTCTTCTTGTGTTGATCCTGATGGTACATCATTACCTGATACAGGGTCTATACTACCACCCTCATCTTTAAGACCACCGTCTTGAAACATTTCCATTTGATTATACATAGTTACTCCACCCTTTGCTAATTGTAATCCACCTTTGTTGCGTTTATTAAACCCACCTAATATTTTATCAGTTCTACCGTACTTATCTGGTTCTTTAAATATAGCACTTGTATCATCTAACATCTTTTCTGTTATTTGTTCGTCTGTATATAAATTTGAATCTCTTAGTAGCTCTTGTCTTCTTGCATATCTTTGCTCAACAAGTTGAGCTTCCATCTCTCCATAATCGGTTCTATACAATCGCCTTGCTTCATTATCTATATCTCTTTTATAATTTAATAATGCTGTATCTTGTTTATATCTTTTAAGTTGTTCTTTTTCTAATTTAACTAATGCTTTATCACTTATATCTATGTTTACTCTTGCTTTATTATAAGCTTTATTTACAAAACTTATTAACTCATCTTCTGACTGTAAATTTGCATATACATATGTGGCAAATGCATTATTACTTTTAAATCCAAAAGCACTTTTAATTTTTTTAAAGGGTAGGTCTTCTGTAAACACATTATTAGCATATTGAATAAGAGCTTCAGTAGGTTTTATTTTTTTTAATGATTCATACTCACCTTTATATAAACCTAATCTATTTTTAGCATCTAATAAAACTTCATAATTTCTTAAAAATTCTATTTTTCTATCACCAGTAAAATTAATAATATCCTCAAAAATATTATCTCCTAGATTAATTAATTTACTATTAGAACCATCTTCTATGGCTTTTTCTAAAGAACCTGCTTCTTGATACACACTATATGACTTGTCTGAACTAATATTAATAGAGTAAGGTATATCTATTTCTTTTTTATAAGCACCTCTAGGAAGTGAATAATAACCGTCTTTATCTATAGCATTAAATATTACATCTTTAGTATCTAATACACTAGTTCCATTTTTAAATGTTTCCCTATGTTGTACTGCATGTTGTACTTCGTGTATTAAAGTTGACATAGTATAGTCGGCTTGTTCTTGGGCAGTCCTAGTAGGACTAATTAAATTCTTCATATTTAATTGTATATAATCTCTATTTAAATTATAAAATCCTAGTGTTTTTGATCCTGATAAAGCATCTTCTGTATCTGAACCGTAGTTCAATACTACTTTTATATTTTTTAAAGCATCAAATTCTTGACCATCAACTTTTAACTTTTTAAAATACTCTTTATATATAGAATCATATTTTAAAAGGTTATTTAGTGTTATTGTTTTTGTTTTAAGTACCTTACCATCACTATCTACATCAAATTTAAAATCTTTTGGGTTTTTCTTTAAAACAGCATCTCTGTCGTCTAAATCAAATCTAAACTTACCATCGCTGCCTACGTAACCACCACCTGTTTTTTTAAATATTACTTTAGGGTCATTTATACCCTGTTTAACTAAATCATCATATATAGTTTCAGCTTTTCTACCTGTCTCTGTTTGTGTTCCAATTATAGTAGGATTTATAGTAGGTTTATTAGCAAGTTCAGCGGCAGATGGTATACTAGGTGTACTTGTATCAATAGGTTTACTAACATTAGTTTTATCCAACAATTTATTAGTTTCATTTATAGACTTTATAGGAACATTATTAGTAGTAGCTAATGCATCAGGACCGGATGGTGGAAATCCTTGCATTATTTCCATTTGTTTATTCATTAAAGGTTGAGCTTTATCTAGACCACCCTTTATAATTTTTTTACCTGCTCTACCTAAAGGTCCTGCTATAGGAAGTAATCCAGCAGTAACAGCAGTTGTGTATAGAGCACCCATACCTAACTTCTTAAAGTCTGATTCCCTATAACCTTCTTCAAATAATTTTTTTATCTGTTTAATATCATCTGGTAATTCTTTAACAGCAATAACTTCACCTGTTCCCGGAGCTATAGAAGCAGCCATATACATTTGTTCTTTGGTAATACCTTCTTTAGTATCTTGTTCCATTTTACCTAAAACGTTTTGAAATTGTTGTCGTGTAGAACTAGCCATTATTTACAGAATCCCTTAATAATTTCATTCGTCTTAATGTTGCTATAGCTCCTTGTGATCTATGCACCATAATTGTATTATCCGTTTGCTCTAAAGCTTTATGTTGTTGCTCTATTAATGCATCAATGTAATCATTGAAGCTGTTCATTAGTTTGAGGTTGTTCACCAACGGTTTGAGTTGGCTGAGTATTTGCTTGTCCACCTTGTTGAGGTACTCCTGTAAATCCTTGTTCACCCGGAACTGGAGCTTGTCCGATGCCTATATTAGCACCACCTGCTCCTGTAGGGTCTAATGGGTTTGCACCTACTGGTGGTTGCCCTTCTTGTGGGGGTTGCCCTTGAGGTTGTACAGGAGGTCCTTGAAACTGTTTCATTAACTCTGCCTGTACTGCCGCTTCATCCATATTGTTAGTTACCTTTTCAGGGTCAAGATCAAGTGCCTTAGCAATCTCTGTGATAACATACTGAAACTTAGCAAAGGGTGCAAGTACAGGATTAGATGCAACTTGTAAGAAGGACATTAATCTTTGACTACGTACTTCATTAGCCATTAAACTTTCAGTACCACGTGCTTTCACTTCTAAGTCACCACGTATCTTTGGATCAAAGTCAAACTGCATATTAAATCTAAACAATCCTTCTCCAATAGGTCTAAGCAAGTAGTCATCTACATTTTTAATAACAGTTTTTATATTACCACTCGCTGCGTTCATTAACATAGATATACCACTAGCTGTTCTACCTACTCCTGTAACACCTGTCTGTCCATGTGAGAATGAAGGTATACTTGTACTTTCATCTGCAAGCTGTCTAGCTTTATCAAATAGCTGTAAATTTTCTCCTGATACATTTGGAAACTTAGTACCAAAAATAGCTTGACCCGGAGCACCACCCTGTCTTCTAAATATCTTGCCCGGATATACTGATAGGTCTTGACCCGGAACTAGGTTTGTCTCATCTACTTCAATAAGTAAATTACCAGATAAAACAGCATTATCAACAGCCATTCTCATAAAACCATTCATTAATGTTTGTGTATCATCCATGTTCTCAGCTACACCTACACCAAAAAAAGAATAAGGATTAAGCTCATAAGGGGATGCCATGTAAGGTATCTTAGATGGTTTAAAAGGGTTTAGAACAACTCTTAGTAGTCTACCATTACAACACCATATATTTGCTTGTAATTCTTCAAAGTCTTCTAATTCTTTAGGTATAGATACACCCTGTTCTAAGAGCATATCAATCTCAATCATACCCCAATACTCAAGAACTTCATATCTTTCTACGTAGCTATCTTGATTATAGTCTGATAAGTCATCTTCCCAATACTTCTTAACATAATTTTCACCTTCTTGTATAGCTTCTTCTATTACACTAGCTCTAAAGAAAGGTCTACGTTTCAAAGCACGTAAAGCCGACCTAGACATTTTATGTCTTTCAATAATGTATTGTGCATCATCTATATTATTAGCATCAGGATCAGGATAAAAATCCCATACTGATACATGTGTTATATTAGGTGTAGTTTTAAATACAGGTGAGTATTCACCCTCCTCATCCCAATTAGGATATTCTTTATCTACAGCAAAAGGACCTTTCATAACCCCTGTACCAAATAGTGCCATTTCAAATGCTGTACTTCTTAAATGTTTATTAGCATGTGACTCTTCTAATTGGTCGTGGATTTTCTTTTCCATATTTTTTGCCGCAACCATTGCAGGACTAAACGTGATTGCTGTAGGAGTTTTACCCACACCTTCTTTAAGATTACCAATATCTTTAAGGTTTTCTTCCAAAGGTCCAAGGCTACTTTGCAAGCTTTTTTCTGTTGCACCTTTAGGCAAGTCTTTACCATCTCCCTTAAAACCATAAGGGGAAGTATCAGTTGATCTGTTACGCAATTCTTCAGGTTCTTTAGGATCAAAGTTAACATCTTTAGCTACTCCTTCTGGTATTGTAGTTGGATCAACACTTAATGGAAATTTGTTATTAGCAAATAATACATCAACTATTTGACCATATGCTGCTAGAGTTTTAGTCTTCGTTACTTTTATAAATATTCTTGACTTTTCTGCTTCAGTAAACTGAACATCAGGTGAGTATAGTCCTCTGTAGTTTCTATATGCTCTTGTCCATCGTTGCTCATCTTCATATCTATAGTCTTCTGATTTTTTAAATTTACCTATTACATAGTCTGCTAGATTATCAAAAGCAACATCAGATACAAAAGAATCTTCTGAGTCTTCTAATGCAATCGCATCATCTTCCATATTTATTTCATTTTGTTCTGCCATATTTAATATCCAAAAGTTGCATCTGCTATAGGCATACCCATACTAGGTCTACCCATAGGATCATAGTCAAACACACTAAATCGTGGTCTTGACATTATACCATATCTTAACGCATCGTACAAGTGATCTTCCGAATGTGTGTCAATATCTTCCGGATTTTTTTTGTCAATCGGTAAGGCTGGTAGTTGTGCTGTAATGTTCGTGCAAGTATTAAAGAAAACAAGTCTTGGTTGCTCCGTATATTCATCTACTTGTAAACGTCTATGTATTTCATTCTTTCCTGATACACGACTGCCTTTACTTCTATCTGATGGTCTAAACCTACATCCTCTCATAATCATTTGTTCTGCAAGAGAAGGTCCTGTGTCTCCACGTTTGTGCCATAGAGAACTATCTAAAACACCATACTTCATATTACCGTCTTCAGCTTCTAATTCATTTATCATATCTGCCAAATCTGCGGCAAGGACTTTTCCAACGTATAACTCTCTATAAACAATAATTTGTTCAGCAGGTGATACAGCAAACCAAAGCACCCCAGACTTACTACCATAACCATAATCGCAAGCTCTAAACTTAACCCAGTTATTAGGTATTTTAAAAGGCTCAATAATATGAATATTCCTATCAAACTCAGTAAAAGCAGCACCTTCTTTAATATCCCAGTCACCATCAAGTAACTGTTTTCTTTGTTGTTCAGGCAAGGATAATAACATTGCTTCGTAATCTCCCTGCTTTGAGAGATAAGGATTGTCTGATAATCGTGCTGGGATAAATCTCCTTTTAAATAATGCTTTTCCACCTTTTTCATGCCCACTTGGGTATCTAAGCACTTCTCCTGATTCAATATCCGTAGCATCAAACTTCTTTCCATAGGGTGAAGGGTCAATAAACATTTTCTTTACCCAGTGATGCCCTCTTCCTCCGGGGTTTGTTGTAGCTCTCATAAATATAGGTAAATCTTCTGCTGTGGAACGTAACCTTGATCTCATGTAGTTCCAAGCAAAAGGAGTTGCCCATTGTGTTAATTCGTCAAAGCCTATCCAACTAAAAGCTAAACCCTGATATCTTAAAACGTCATCATCTCTATCTAAATAAGACATCCATAATCTTGCACCTGATGGTGCTACCCACTGCATCTTTCTTTCTGACCATTTAATTCCGGGCCATATCCTTGGGTATATCTCTTGAGACTTGTATATAAGTTCTCTTAATTCTTCTGTAGTATGTCGTAGCAATAAACCACTAAAAGCAGGATGACCCATATATCTTAGTGGGTCTGCAAGCATGGCATAACTTTTACCACCCCCTGCTGAACCACCATAAAGAACTTCTCTTTCACCTGCTGCAAGGAACTCTGTTTGAGGACCATCGTTAGGCTTAAAGATTATATTATTACGTTCTTCTACATCTAGTCTTTCAATCTTAATAGCACTAGATGTTTTAGGCTTTTGCACCTGTTCTGGCTTCTTCGATTTCTTTCGCCTTGGCGATTGCCTTTTCTGCATAGTCTGCCCACTTGCGTAAGCTTCTAGCTGTGTTCTTACGTTGTTGCTCATGTTGTAATCTTTTCCTTAATCCTACGTGAGAGATATACCTACCTGTTTGTTTTGTTAGCCAATTAGCTACTTCTCTGTACGAATACTGTTTAATGTAGTTTCTAGCCATCTCTAGCTTGTCTAACTCTAATTCTATAGGGTCTAGTACATCAGAATCTTTTTCGCTTTGTACGTAGCCGAATGGAACAGTACGAGCTATACGAGGTATTTGAATCCAATTATTATCTTCTTTTATGTCTGTAGGTTGTGGTAATTTCCATTGTCCAGCAGTTCTAGTCATCATCTTCTTCTGTTTTCTTTACAGGCATTAACATAACACCACCTGTAGCTTCTACTTGCATCTTCTCTGTTTTAACTAAACCTGTTCTATCAAGAAGTTCTTTTGCTGCTGCCATCTTATCTCTAATACCTAACTCTGTAGGATCAGTTAAACCACCTACCATAGCTACAGCTGCTCTTGGTGCATTTCTACTCATGTATAGTTGTGTTGCTTCCATGATTTCGTCTTTCATAGATTTAACTATATCAGATGTAGATGTACCATCGGCATACCCTGCTAGTTTTTTAGCAGTTACAACATCACCACCTGCTTGGTCAAATAAGACCTGCAAGAAAGTTTGTTGCATTTCTGTTAATTCTTTACTCATGCTGGTATTTCCTTTATCATTTGTTTTTCAACACGATCTATTAAACGTTGTGCTCTATTGGGTGTTTGACGAAACCAATTACTGTCTTGCATTTCGTCTGACATACTTGCCCAATCTAAATCCTCTACTGCAGCAATCATGTTCTTAAATTTGCTCAAGCGAGGTCTACCTAATTGAAAACACATATTAGCTAATACATGTTGTATTTCATCAGGTAGGTTATTAAATTGCGAGAAGAGTAGGTTACAATCTTTTATAGTTGTTTCTATATCTTTCGCAAACCAGTCATCCACTTGTTGATGTGGTATCTTTGTTCCTATAGGACCTGAGTATATTTCTTCATCCCACTCAGTAATAAGGTGTCCTATTCCCCCGGTTACATGCCCTAGTGAACATCTATAGGTTTCATACTTTACACCTTCGTCATCTGCTATCTCATCCTGTAGTTTTATTAAATTCATTTCTTACCTATAATTTTCATTGCTTGTCCTGCACCCTTAATACCAAATGA